ACCATGTTTCCACCTTACAGCATACCTGTTTGAAATACATACTGCCCAGCAGTATCTTTAAGCTTTCTAATAGCAGCTAAAGTGCTTCTGTTAAATACAAAAGTACCATTTCTACCATAGTCAGACTTAATGTTATGCACTAATGAAATCAAGCTATCTGCTAGGATTGCAGTATTTGAACCTGAATCTACTGAACCAACATCACTGTTGGTCATAAATCCTTCAGGTTTTCCTACAGCATTACCACTTACAAATGCAGCTCCTTCAGCTTTTGCAAACTGTGTAGAGAACTCTGATTGCATTTCTGCTTCAAGATCAAATACTGAATCTTCTAAGTCCTGCTCAGAAATATCAACAAGAGCATAATGCTCATGTGCTGGTAATTCTTCCAGTCCTACTTGATACCCAGTAGTTTCACTTCTTGTACCACTTTCAGCTACCCATTGTGCAGAGAATGTACCAGTCCTTTTTGGGATTTGTACACTTCTTTGCCCTGTGCTTCTTACTCTAGCAATACTACGAATAGGTGAGATTTCTGTTATATCTTTTAACAGCTCTCTTATATATTCAGGTGGTGCTAAGTAACCGCCAGTTGAGTCATTGCTGACTGTTAAAGCTTTCTTTTCTACTGCATCAAGTCCTTCTAGTCCTTTTCTGCAATACTTGTCAAAAGCTTCCATGTAGTCATCTACTTGCTTACTTTCAATACCTGAGTTAGGTCTTTTTACGACTGTCTCTAGTTTTTCAAGTTGGCTTTTGATGTTTTCAGCGTTAGCTTCAGCAATCGTTAGTTTCTGATTAATGTCTTCATAAGAATCCATTTTAGCTTCCATCTTAGCTAATTTCTCGTCCACATATGCTGTACTCTCGCCTTTTTCAATCGCTTCAAGTCTTTCGTCATTGACCTTTTTAAATTCTGTAAAGGTTGAACTCATTTCTTGAATAGCGTTTTTTACATCTTCCGACATAATTATCTCCTATATTAAGATTTTAAGGTTAAAGTTAAGTTCTTTATGGCATCTACCAATTCAGCATTAGAGCCAACCTCTCGTTGACTGAATGCATCAGTTACAGCTTTTGCTGCAACTTTCGCTTCTGAACGAGAAATGGAGAAAGCATCTCGCATTCCATTTTCCCATTCTCTTATGGTTATCTCTTCACCCTTAACAGACATTACTGTTGCTTTAGGGTTCATTGGAAATGTTACCAACGAGACTTCCATTAAATCTACTTCTTTGATAATTCGCTTGTTTGCTCTTTTATCGTAAGAAACTTCTTGTGGGTTTACTCTAAAGCCTATTGATAGACCATCTAAAGCACCCATTTTTAATAATTCATATGCTTCTTGACCTGCTTGTGTCTTTAAAGCTAACCGACCTTTTACATATAAACCTTTATCATCTTCTCTGATCGTATCAAATACACCAATAGGCATATCTGACTTGTGTTGATAAAGTAATTTAACTTGATAAGGTTTTTTCTTTTTTAAACTTTTGGCAAATGCTCCTGATTCAATAACATCATTACCTAAGTCTTTATTACCAAAGACAGAACCATAGCCTTCAAAAGTACCATAGTCTTTATCTTCTTCTTCATCATCGTAAGCTTTAAGTTCTGATTGAACCTCTAAGGTTTGTTCAAGATTATCTAATGCATCTTTCATGTCTTTTGGTTTCTTCTTTTTAGGTTTTTTACCATATCCTGATACTTCTCTGCCAGTAAGTTCAGTATATTCTTCGTGTGTTTTACATGGCATAAAGATTTTATTACCATTATCGTCATGAGAATGTGTACCTACACAACCAATTTCTTTTGCTCTTGCTTCTGCTTCTTCTTCGGTAGTATAAACATCTTCTCGTAATTCTTCTTTGCTATCTAAAGAATCTTCTTTATCTGAATTATAACTGCTGTTACAGACAGCTAACCTTTGATTTGAATCATTATATTCATCAACCATAGTGCTATCTCCCATGCATCGTTTCATAAATTCTTGCCTAGACTCATTACTGTTAGGTTTAGGTATAGGCATAATTACTTCATATAGTATCTTATTGAATTGATAAGCACAATATATAGGTTAATTAAAATAATTAAATAAATACTTGCATATGTATTCCATTTCGTATTATAATTATCTTATATTAATAAATTGAGCCGAAAGGCGGGATAAAATAAAATGAAAAACTACTTAACAAAAAAAGAATACTCAGGACAAAACATAGATACGCTTTACGAAGCAGGATATGAAGAAACTGATGCATTTGTTACTTTTAAACAAGCACTAAAACTAGAAGGAGTTACTGGTAAAAGTTTAAAAGGTATAAAAAAAGCAGCAACATTGTTCTTTCTTAAAAAAGAAGAAGACAAAAAAACTGGTAAAGAAAAAACAACTAGAAAATACTTTACAGTATTTGATATACAAGATGTTTTTAAAACAGTAGAACTTAACCAAAAGGCAGCAGCATAAGCTGCCTTTTTTTATAGGAAATAAAATGAAAACAGTAAAATACGAATCAGGCAAATATTCAAGACTTGTTGGTAAAGGCAAGACAAGAGAAGAAGCTATAGCAAATTTAGAATCTAAAAAATTACAAAAGCAAAAAAAAGATTATTTAAATCAATTTACATCACAAGAAATTAACGCTTTATATTCTGCTCTTGAATGTGCTATTTGTAATGAGGAAGAATTTAATAATGAATTTGCATTACTTAGTTCTGTTTGGGGATATAAAACTTATCAAGCTATTGAAGATACATTAACAAGACTTCATAGATTATCAGTAATATTAGAAAAAATAGAGGGTAATAAAAATGACTGAACTAAAATATACAGCAAAAGATATAGATAGTCTGATCGCAGAAGAAAAATTATTTAACGGAAATGATTGGGAGTTTATAAAATCTAAATGCGAACCAATTATAGATATACCTAATACTACTAAATCAAATGAAGAGTGGCAGTCTAATTGGAACAAAGGAAGCAAAAAACTTCAAGAAAGTGGCAGTCAATGTTCTTGTTGTGGCAGACCTGTAAACGATAGAGTTATGTTTCACATGGTTATGGGTGGTGGTTGCATGGCAAATAAAAAAGATACTTTAATTATCTCTTTATTTGATGGTGGAGATATGTATCTATATCCCATTGGATCTGTTTGTGCCAAAAAGTTGACCAAAGAAATTTTAAAACCTTTAGGTTTAAAACCAAGAGATTATTTTTATGGTGTTGATTATACTGCCAAATATGAAAATGATCCTGAATATCTAGGTATAGGCGAGTTACCTGATAAATATAGATAAAAAAATAATTTAAAGAAGGCTCTTTACTGAGCCTTTTTTTATTCCATATCTCTTTCATCAGCATAAACAATAACGCATCTACAATTTATAACATTAGCTGCACCACCTCTTGAATCACCTGCAAATCCCATTGGCACACCACCAACAGTAAAGTCTTCGTCCATATCTACTATTTGACCACTAGCTGCAGCGTGAGTTGGTCTTGTTCTACCATCATTGGTTGCAACCCATTTCTTTAACATCTTCATACCTAAATCTTCTTGTACTGTTTGATGATAGGAATGATTTGCAAAAGAAGCTGCACTATGTGTTTCGGTTCTAGCAATCAAGGCAGCTCTTGCTCTACTTATTGGTAAAAACTTATCTGATACAAGTTTTGCTATTTGTGGAAGTGTAAGATTATCTGCTCTACCCTGTTCTATGATCTTAGATATTCTATTTGCCATACGAACACTGATACCAGTTAGTATTAGTTGTCTTGTATTAAAATACTGATTAACAACATTTTCAAAGTCTAAGCTTCTACCAAATACTACAGCATCTTGTTTAAAATTATCTTGATACTTTTTTTCGTTAAAATCATAGATAGCTTTAAATACTCTACGATAGTGTGATTGTATTAAGGGTATAAAGTCTTCGTTAAGTATTTGTACTGCTGTTGCTTCTTGATATATCCCATACTCTTTGTATAGGTGCATTTGAACTCTTACAAACTTTCTAAATAAAGTATCTAATCTTTTAAAAAACCTTTTTTCTAAATTGTTTCTTAATATTAGTTGTTGTCTTATCTCGTTGCGTTCAGATATTCTTCTCTGTCTTAGACTTCTTATGCGTTTATGTTGGGTTGCCTGACTCACAAGATAAATGAATGAAACTTATAAGTCAGGTCTTAGAGGAAAGTGGGTGACCTTTTGGAAATAAATCTTGATCATGTTTACCACCTTGAAATCTACCTGTTCTCAAAGCAAACAAGAAACTGTTAGTTCTAGCATATGCCCACTGGTCAGGACCACTAACATTTGGTCTTACACTAGCAGGGTTGTTTCTATATGCACCAACACCTCTTCTAAAGACTGCTTCTAACATTCTTAGTGTTGCTCTTTTCTTTGGGTTATCACCATGCTTTTCGTTATGGTCATCTACCTTTTTTTGTAACGCTGCTTTTACTTTTGCAGAAACTTGTTTTTCATCTTCTATTACGCTTATGTGTTTATCATCATCAATAGGTGTAAAGTCTTCTAATTCTTTTCTGCCTTCAAGCTTCTTGGTTAACTCAAGTATGACATCTTTCATGCCTTGTTCACCTAAGTTACCAATCACACCCCATTTAATTTGTGCAACTATACCTGCAACATTAGATAAGTTAGGCTCTTTGCTTCCACTTCTAAAGGCTTGTCCGTCTCTAAAATGTCTAGCTGCCCATGCTTCTCTTTCTTTAATCCATTTCAAAACAGCAGGGGATTCAGAGCCGTCTCTTGCTCTACCCCATAACATATAAGCTTCATTACCTCTTATATTGCCACCTGTTTTCCATATTTGTTTACCAACACCTTCTTCTTTTAAATTAGTAGCAAAGGTATAACTAAACTGTGGATATGTACTGTTTCTTAATGAAATCTTTTTGTTATCACCACTTTTAGGGAAGTTAGTTAAATCATTCTTTTCTTCTTCCATCATAAAGTCATCATCAAAATCATCATCGTATTCTTTTAAATCTTCTTCATTAATTGGGTCTTCAGGTTTATCTACACCTTCATCTGTCAATGGGAATAGTGTTGCTGATATATATAAATCATCTGCACCATCTACAGGTTGTAGACCAATGATTTCTCTAGCTTCGTTTCTTGTCATAATCCCTTCACGAACTGCTGATGTTACATTCTCATATATCTTTCTTCTTCTTTCAGACAAAGCTGGTATTGCGTCAATATCAAATTCAAGTCTAAGTCTTTCATCAAACATAGGAACTAACCATTCGTTTAGGTCAGATGATAACTTTCTAAGATGTGGAATAATTGTTTCTTCATATAACGCTAATCTTGCTTCTGCTACATTGGCATAGGTTTGTGCATCAGGCACACCTACTAATTGAGACGGAACACCAAAGCACATGGCTATATCGGTTGCAGACATATGTTTAAGATTTAAAAAGTCCATATCCTTTGGTGTTAAACCCATTTCTTTCCAGTCAAAGTCACCTTCTAATAATAAAGGTCTACCTGCATTGCCTGTACCACTGAATCTATTATTTAAATCAGTGAGTAATTGTTGTCTTTGTGATTCGGTTAGGTTCACAGCAAACCCTGCATCATCTTGTGGTTTAAATATAACTGCACCACTTGGTCTTGCTCCATTGTTAAGTAGATTAACATTGTGTTTACTAGCCATATTAAATTGGTCAATCTCAACAGCTGCAGCACTCATAGGTGATAATCCATAGTAATCATCTAATGGATTCCAAAGCTTTATGTGTTTAAGTTCACTAAATCCATTCTCTTGATCTACTTCATAAGTATGATGCACTTTACCATTCAATACATATTGGTATTTATCAGGTATAGGATTGCCACTACCTTTGATTACAATTCTGTCAGGTCTTAGTTGATGTAACTCTTTAGGTGTACCTTGTTCTGCACCTACTTTAAGTATGTATGCATTACCACTTAAAAGCACATAACCAAATAAGCTGTTAAAAAACTCAGAGTAAGATTGTAATGGGTTTGGTCTATTTAATAAGTCTATTAATGGGTGTTGTTCTATGATTTGGTCACCAGCTTTTAAGATAAAGGGAACAGCACTTGCACCTCTTGATATTTCATTTACACAACGATAACAGATAGCATTTTTTAGATATCCTTCTTTTGCTAAGTCTTGATACTTATAACTCTTGATGTCATTTGAACCTACACCAAAATATCCCATCATGCCTGATTGTTTTGTCTCTTTTTGTTGTGTATTAAAGAGTCGTTGAAAAAAT